TCTACGTGTCGGCGCCGCTCACGCTCTTCGGCCCGACCGTCACCTTGCCCGCCGATTTCGTCACGGCGGCCGACGACCACGCGTTTCAAATCATCGCGATTGACGGCAGCCCGCAAGCGAATCTCTTTGCAATCGAGCTGTCGCCCGAGGAGCTCACCACGATCGCCCCGCCCGCGGGCTCGAGCGCCGGGGGCGTGCCGCTCTACTGGGCGGTGTCGCGGAGCGATACGACCGCACGCGTCGCGCCCGACCCGACGGGCCGGCGGATTGATGTCGTTTTGCGGTACAAGCGGCTGCCGCCCGAGCCGCTGCCCGCCAACGAGCCGGCCGATATTCCGGTGTTCCCGTATCACAATTACCTTGTGCAGGCGGTCTATGTCTTCGCGCTCGAGCACGAGCGCGACGCCCGCGCACAAGCTGAGGCCGCGAGCCGGGACAATCTCTTGTCGCTCATCCGCCGCGGCGCGGCCCCGCTGCGCTCGCAACGCGCCGACATTCCACTCGACCCGGCCGTGTTTCGTCGGCCGTACCGAGGCGACTAGTGCCGGGCGCTCCTGACCGCGAGACGCCGCTCCCCGTCCGGCGCTTTCAAGGGACCATGCTCGCCATGGACCCCGCGTTCACGCCGCCCGGCTTTCTCATGCACTCGGAAAATTGGGTGCCCGACCTTACCTATGTCTTGAGCAAGCGCCGCGGCGCCTCCTCGTGGCTGAACCTCCAGCAACCGGGCCGCTGCGATCCGCTCGTCTACTTCACGGCGACCGATGGCCACCGCTATCTCTACGCGGTGGCCGCAGACCAGCTCTACGTGTCGAAGGATGACAGCCCGTTTAGTGTCGTCTCAAACGGGGTCTTTCCCTTGACCCGTGACGCACGCGCCACGGGCACTGATAACCACTACGGGGCCGCCGTCGTCGCCGATACGCTCTACGTCGGCAGTGACGTCGACCCGATCAAGCAGGTGCCCCTCGGGGGCAGTGCGACCGACCTCGTGCCGCTCGCGAGCCTTGATGATACCGGGCAGGCAACGACGCTCACCGCCGATGATGCCACGCGCGTGCTCGCCGGGACGTATAGTTATCGGTGGAGCCTCTACGACCACGCGGCAAGCGTCTGGACGAAGATCGGGCCCGTGCACACGGTGACGACGGGCGGCACGGGCCGGCAGCGCATCGCGTTCACGGCACCGAGCGGGGCACTCTCGGGGAGCTTGCTCTATCACCTCTTCTTGGCGGGGGTCGACCAGGAGATTGAGGGCGCACACGACCAGACGCCCGCCGGCCTCCCGGCCGGCGGGCAATTCGCCTTGTGGGACGACCCGGCGGTCGAGTCGGTCGGCGTGCCGACGCCGTCGAGCGTGGTCCGGCGCGGCTCGCATTTGATCGCGCACCGGGGCCGCTTATGGGGTGCCGGCGGCCTCGATGCGGCGCGTCGACGGGCATGGGCGACGAGTGTGCTTGTCCCCGGCCTCGAGCAAACGCTCTATTCGCAAGGGCTCTTTTTCCCCGCGGCGGCGGTGAGCCCAGACCTCGGCGCGTCGGTGACCGGCTTTGCCGTCGCGACTTTGACCTCGACGAACCGCAGCCCGACGTCTCCGCTCGGGATCTTCACCGCCAATAGTACGTGGCTCTATTTCGGCGACCCGCTCGACGACCCGCAGAGCGAGCTCGTGCAGGTCTCAGGCGAGATCGGGTGCCCCGGGGACCGGACCATCCAGGCGACTCCGGTCGGCGTCCTCTTCTGCGGCAAGCGCAGTGTCTATCTCTTGACCCCGCAACAAGCCGAGCCGCGTGATGTCGGGTGGCCAATCGAGCCGGCAGTGCGGGCGCAACCGATGCCGTTCCGCAACCGCGCGTGGGCGCTCTATCATCGCGGGTTTTACAAACTCGCGCTGGTACCAGATGGGGGCAGCGAACCGAGCGAGCAATGGTGGCTTGATCTCCGCCGCGGCTTAACCGATCCCCCGCAGTGGTGGGGGCCGCATTCGATGCGGCCCTATACGGCGGCGGCGCGCGCGACCGACCATCCGAGCGAGGATGACCGAGCCTGGGGCGCGCAAAGTGGCACGGTCACTTTTTTCGTGCTCCTCGACCAGCCCGAGCAGTACACCGATCCGGACGGTGCCCGCGTGGGCGGACAATGGAACCTCGCACAGTGGAACACGGACCAGTGGGCGACCGCGGCGAGCGTTCCCATTGTGTCACGGTGCCGCACCGCGCTGCTTGATGCGCAGCAACCGTTGACGCCGAAACTCGCCAAGCGAGCCCGCGTGATCGCACAAACGATTGATACGACGTCGCTCGGCATCCTCGTGCATTCGGATTATGGCTATGCCGCCTCCGGCACGCTCGCGGTGCCCACCCCGCTCGGCGATGGGTGGGACTTGAGCGATTGGAACGCGGCCGACTTTGCCATGCGCTGGACGGTCTTGACGGAATTTGAGTGCCCTGTGCCCGAGCCGCGTGGCCGCGCCTTCACGGTGACCTTGACGCACCAGGACGCGGTCAGTTGTGATCTCCGAGACTTCGAGTTGCGCGTGCAGCCGTCGGCGCGGGAGACGCGATAAATGGCGCAGATTCCCCGCCCGCCGAAACAAGGCAATACGGCCAGTTACGTCGCCAAGGTCGCAGCGGGCTATACGAAGATCCTCGCCGGCGAGGTCGATGCCGATTTCGACACGATTTACAACGCATGGAATACCGGCACCGATACCGCGAATCTGAAAGACGGGTCGGTCACGAGCGCAAAACTCGCCGCCGATGCCGTCGGCCCGCGCGAGCTCGCCGATGGTGCGGTGTTCACGGATCACCTCCAAGACGGTGCGGTGACAACCGCGAAACTCCACGACGGCGCCGTGACAGACGCTAAAGTGAGCAACGTGGCGTGGGGGAAGGTGACGGGCGCGCCGACGACATATCCCCCGTCGGGCCCGGCGGGTGGGAGCTTAACGGGGAGTTATCCCAATCCCGGCATTGCGCCCGGGGTGATTACCGCCGCCGCATTGGCGCCGGATACCATTACGGCGGCACAGATTGCCCCGCTGGGCGTCGGCACGTCGGAGCTTGCCGACGTCGCGGTGACGCGGGCAAAACTCGCCCCGGGGGCTATCCAAGGCAACACGCAATATATCACCATGCCGACGACCTTTAGCTACAATGCGACCGGCGTCTGGAATCCCGTCGTGGCACTCGCCGCGCTCAACACGCGCGCGGCCGGCTTGGTCTTTCTCGCGACCAATCACGGGCTCTGCTACCTCATCAACGACGGGGGGCTCATTCAAGTGCGGTGGACACGCAACGGGACGCACATCTGCAGCACGAGCGTCAAGGGCGCCGGCAATGTGGCCGTGGCGTCAGCGTTGCCCAATCTGTCGTGGTATGACGCCGTGCCCGCGGCCGGGGGCTACACCTATCAGCTCGAAGTGAAAATTGCCGGCAGCGGCGGGACAATTTTCGTGAGCGGTGACCCCGGGTGCGGTATCGCGGCTTGGGAGATCGGATAGATGGCGCTCACACGGCCACTCAAAGAGGGGAGCGTCACCACCTATCAGCAAAAGGTGGCGCTCGGCTTCAAGGACATCCTCGCGAGCGAGGCGGACGCCGATCACGACACGATGTATGCCGCGTGGAATGGCGCGCTCGGCGGGGATCTGACGGGGACGCTGCCGAATCCGACGGTGGTCGCGGCGGCGAAGTCCAAGTGGACGGTCTCGGGCGCGACGCTCACGCCGACCGATGCGACGCAGACCGTCAGCGTACCGGGTGGGGCAGCGGGCGCGGGGACTGCGAGTGTCATCCTCGGTTCGAATACGGCCAAGGCGCGGCTCCAGACGAATAACGCGGCCACGCCCGCCGGGGCCTTTCTCACGACGAACCGCGACGCGGTCACGGGGACGCAGGACGATGCCACAAAGCCCTCGTGGCAATTCTATATCAGCTCTCAGAGTGACTCGGCCGTGTGGGCACGCGCGGCGGCGGGCAGCGGGACGGCCGCGACACTCGCCACCCTTGATAACGCGGGGAACTTGACGCTCACGGGCAGCAATCTCTATGTCGGGTCGCGCGCCCTCTTCGGGCCCGGCCCAAATAACTTCTATCTGTGGGCTAATACGCCCGGCACCCCGGGCTTCGACTCAAGTAAAAACCAGTTCCTCGTCGACATCAACTATACGGGCAATACGGTCAACCTCTATCGCTCACCGCCGGGCACGTCGTCTACGTGGACCAGCATGCTCAGTGTTAATGCCGCGTCCAGTCCTGCGGGCGATTTTGCCATCAACGGCAACAATGCGACCAAGGCGACGGGCACGAGTTGGATCAACCCCTCTGACCCGCGCTTAAAAACTGACGTGGCGCCCTACCCTCGGGGACTCGCAGATATTTTGTCCCTCGAGCCGATCACCTACCGTCTCAAAGCGCAGCCCGACCGCGAGTGCTATGGCTTCGACGCCGAGAAAGTGCGCGGCGTATTCCCCGAGTGCGTCACCGAAACCCGCATGAAGCTCGACCCGGCCGACGAAGAGGAAACGGACGGCGTGCTCAGCTTCGACATCCATCCGATCCTCGTGGCACTCGTCAACGCGGTCAAAGAACTGGCGGAGAAGATCGCGTGATGTCGCAAACGATTGAGGCCAAGATCCAGCAGCATCGTGCGGAGCTCACGCGGCAACGCGGCCGCTTGGCCGAGCTCCGCCGCGGCGTCGCCGAGGCGCGCGCCATGTGCGCCCGGCTCGAGGGGGCCGTGCTCGCGCTCGAGGAGTTGAGCGCCGCCCCTGCCGCCGACACGGACGGCGCGGGCGAGGACGCCACGCCATGACGATCCGCCCCGCCGTCTTTGCCGACGTACCCGGCCTCCGCCGTCTCTATGCGGCGCTCCAGGCTGAACTCGCGGCGGCGTATCCTGTGCCCTATCCCGGGCACGCCTCTGAGGATCTTGACAGCTTTACCCTCTTGGCCGCCCGCCGCCTCGAGCAGGATCCGACGCTCCTCTTCTACGTCGCCGTGGACGACGACACGGGCGAGCTCTTGGGCTTCCTCGGGGGCGAGATCTCGGAGCGCGCCATCGGCGAGCCGCGTGTCTTTGGGGCCGCGCATTGGCTCTACATCGTGCCCGATGCGCGGGGCCGCGGCCTCGCCCGCGCGCT